TACCAAAGGCGTACATGATGACTTGGTGGATGCTCTTGCTTATGTTGAACAACTTGCCCTCAACTCTTTCGTTCCTGACTATGAGGACGATGAGTATGAGGTTTATGACGCTATATCGGGGTATTAAAATGGCTACAGGTTTATTTGAACAGCTTAAAAAGACAAGTAAGCCTCTTCCAACACAATGGGAGAAATTATTGTCTCCGGGCACAGCCCAATATGAAGCTGCTGTCCTCCTTAACAAGCAAGGTAAGCTACCTAATCTTGTTACAGGTAAAACAGCAGAAGATAGTTATAGTGCTCAGTTTGACCCAACAACAAATACAGTTACGTTAAATCCTACAACATTGGAAATTCCACAAGCTTTATCTCACGAACTTACCCATGCTTTATCGTATGCTATGAAAGATAAGGTATGGGCTATGCGTGATCAGTATGAAAAGACACGTAAACAAGCTACAGGAGTAGATGCTCAGTTTTTAGAGGCTTATCGTAAACTAGATCCTGATTTTTCAAAACTTAAAAAATTCCAATACCCTGACCAAGCGTACAACGAATATAGACACTCATCAACTGAGGCTCCTGCCTTTGCTGTAGGACGTATGGAAGATCCTCGTAAGTCACTTACAAAAGCAGAATACTGGACTTCTTCTCCAGCAGGAAAACACGTAGACGCTACATTAGCACAGGAGCAAGCGATTCTTCGTGACTTATATGGTCGGACGCAACTAATTTCACCCGCATATACAGACCCTATGGGGTTCACGATCAAATAAGGATAAATAATGGAAGACAACTTGGAACAGAGTCAGTATGACGAACCTACAGAGTCGGATAAAGAACTGACTGAGTGGGTTGTCTCCCACACTGACAAGTGGCGCGACTATCGTGACCAGAACTACCTGACTGATTGGCAAGAGTACGAACGTATCTTCCGTGGTCAGTGGGCCGCTGAAGACCGTACCCGTGACTCAGAGCGTAGCCGTATCATCTCCCCTGCCACTCAGCAGGCGATTGAGACACGTCACGCTGAGATCATGGAAGCTATCTTTGGTCAGGGTGAGTGGTTCGACATTGAAGATGACATCAAAGACGTTAACGGCACTGCCTTGGACGTTGAGCAGATCAAAGCTCAGTTGATGGAAGACTTCAACCGAGACAAGATTAAGAAGGCTATCGACCAGATTGAGTTGATGGCTGAGATCTACGGTACAGGTATCGGTGAGATCGCTGTGAAGACAGAGAAAGAATATTCTCCTGCCACTCAAGCTATCCCCGGCGTACAAGGTCAAGCAGCTATCGGTGTGGTCGAGAAAGACCGTATCGCAGTTAAGCTGGTTCCTGTGAACCCTAAGAACTTCTTGGTTGATCCTAACGCTACATCCTTGGATGATGCTATGGGTTGTGCCATTGAGAAGTTCATCTCGGTACACAAGATCGTTGAAGGCATGGAAAAGGGCATCTACCGTAAGGTGGACTTAGGCACTGATGGCCCAGACGATGACTTAGAAGCTACCGAAGAGTCAGTTAGCTACCAAGATGGCCGTGTGCGTATGCTCACATACTACGGCTTGGTTCCTCGTGAATACTTGGAGCAGTTGGAGAACGAAGAAGCAGAGGTTGCTGATCTGTTCCCAGAAGACTCCTTAGCTGACGACTACGCTGAACTGGTTGAAGCTATCATTGTTATCGCTAACGGTAACAAGCTTTTGAAGGCTGAAGCTAATCCCTACATGATGAAGGATCGTCCTGTCATGTTGTACCAAGACGATACAGTCCCCGGGCGTGTGTGGGGTCGTGGTACAGCGGAGAAAGCCTACAACATGCAGAAGGCCATTGACGGTAGTTTGCGTATGGACAGTGATGCCCGTGCCCTTACAGCCGTTCCTATGATGGCTATGGACGCTACCCGCTTGCCTCGTGGTGCTAAGTTCGAGGTTAAGCCCGGTAAATCGTTCCTGACCAACGGCGATCCTAACCAGATTATGATGCCTTTGCGCTTCGGTACACCTGATGACTCCTCCGTGAGAGCCTCTCAGAACTACGAACGCCTCTTGTTGCAAGCTACAGGTACTGTTGACAGTGCAGGTATGCCTTCAGCAGCTCCTCGTGACGCTGGCGCAGGTGGTATGTCGATGGCTATGGCTGGCATTATCAAGAAGTACAAGCGTACATTGACGAACTTCCAAGAAGATTTCTTGATTCCGTTCATCAACAAGGCTGCTTGGCGCTATATGCAGTTCGATCCTGAGCGTTACCCCTCTGTAGATGTGAAATTCATGCCTACAGCTACCTTGGGTATCTTGGCTCGTGAGTTTGAACAGCAGCAATTCATTGCCTTGCTCCAGACATTAGGCCCAGACACTCCGGTTCTGCCTCTGATTCTCAAGGGAATCTTGGGTAATAGCTCCTTGAGCAACCGTGGTGAGTTGATTGCAGCCTTGGAGCAGATGAGTCAGCCTAGTCCTGAAGCTCAACAGCAGGCTCAGATGCAGCAAGAAGCTGCTATGGCTAAGTTGCAAGCTGATTTGGCCCTGTTACAGGCTCAAACTCAGAAAGCAGCCGCTGAAGCACAGCAAACAATGGTTGAAACTCAGCTTATGCCTGAAGAGTTGCGTGTCAAGGTGGTGCAGGCGGCTGCCACGAACCTCGATCAGGATGCTGACTTCGCTAAACGTATGAAATTGGCTGATTTGATGCTCAAAGAGAAGGATATTGACTCTAACGAGCGTATCGCACTCGCACAGATGAGCAATCGTCAGCCTCAGTAACCAAAATGAAAGGAGTTTCCCCTTATGGATAAGGAACTTCAGCAGTATTACGAGGAAACCTTCTCAACAATGTCCACTCAAGGGTGGGCGTTCTTGATGGAAGACCTCACCAAGTTAAAGGATGAACTAGACAATATCCGCACGGTCAAAGACGCACAATCATTATCTTACCGTCAGGGCCAACTGGATATTCTAGATCTACTTTTAAACCGCAAGAAGACTTGTGAAGAAGTTTATGAACAACTGTTGCAGGAGGCAAAGTAATGCGCCGTATGTTTGAGTTTGTTTGTGAAGATGGTCACATCTCCGAAGCATTAGTTGACGAAACCGTCAGGGAACTTGCTTGTCGAGCCTGTGGTAAAGAGTCAACGAGAATTGTTTCTATGGTTCGTTCAAAGTTGGAGGGCATCTCCGGTGCTTTTCCATCTGCGTATGACGCATGGGAACGAAAGCGAAGTGAAAAGCTGGCACAAGAGAGGAAAGCCTCTTACGCTGTTCCAGAGTAACACTTCACATTAACGGGTAGGTACGCAAGTACCCACATTTCATAGTCCTATAATCTCAAGAGAGACAGGAGAATAATAGTATGGCACTTATTGAGCAAGAATCGTTTGACCCAACACTGGACACGATTGATGAAGAACAGGTACAAGAGACTCCCAAGGTGGAACAACCTCCAGAGCCTGTAGTAGAAGACACGGTAATTCCTGACAAGTATAAAGGCAAAGCCTTTGAAGACATCGTGAAGATGCACCAAGAAGCTGAGAAGATGATTGGGAGGCAAGCACAGGAAGTACACGAGGTACGTTCATTAGCGGATCAGTTACTCAAACGACAACTCGAAAGCAACAATAAAGTACAGACTGTTGAAAGTACGCCCGAAGTTGATTTCTTTGAGAACCCTCAAGATTCAATTAAACGTGCAATCGAGAATAACCCCGCAGTTCTGGAGGCTAAACAGGCCAACCTTGAGCTTAAACGGATGAAGACAGCGCAGCAGCTTGCTTCCAAACATCCTGACTTTGGCACTATTGCCAACGATACTGGATTTCAGGAGTGGGTCAAGGCAAGCCCTATTCGTCTGAGTCTGTATGCCAAGGCTGATGCAGAGTTTGACTTTAGTTCAGCGGATGAACTCTTAAGCACGTATAAGGAACTGAAACAGGTTCGTAACAACAACGTACAGGAAACTGGTAAGAAGCAACAAGCACAAGCTCTACGAGCCGCTGGTGTGGATACAAGTGGATCTGGCGAGGTTGCAAAGAAAGTTTACCGCCGTGCGGATTTAATCCGTCTTAAGATGACCGATCCAGATCGTTATGAGTTGCTACAACCCGAAATCATGGCAGCTTATCAACAGGGTCGTGTTAAGTAATATCAATTGAATTTATAGGAGTATTTTAAATGGCTTTAGGTACAGATCACGTCACAGTCACCACCGCAGCAACCTTCATCCCTGAAGTTTGGAGCGATGAGATTGTTGCAGCATACAAAAAATCCCTCG